TGGGTATCTGATGATGGTGACCTTTGTGATTTGAACGATGGTTACTTAGCATTAAGAGCTTCATATGGTTTAAGAATCCATAGTGGTAACAGAGGTGGAGGTCCAAACATCAACTTAAGATATGATGGTGTGATTATCGCATCAAACAACATTATCGCATATGGTTCTCCATCAGATAGAAGATTGAAAGATAATGTTAAGTACTATGAAAATGCATTGGATAAAGTACTTAGACTTAGAGGTGTTGAATTTGATTGGAAAGAAGGTACTGATGAGTATGAAACAACCGGATTAAGACACGATATTGGTTTCATAGCACAAGAAGTTGAAGATGTTGAACCATTATTAGTAAGACCTGATGATGGTGGATATTTAGCATTGCGAGATAGAGCAATACCGGCATTATTAGTAAACGCTATTCAGGAACAACAAAAAATGATTGAAGAATTGAAAGCGGAAGTAAAAATGTTAAAAGAAAAATTAGGGTTTGAGTAAACAACTATATATTTATATATATTAAAAAGAGAATAACTATGGCAATTAAAATAGCAGCAGAAATTGGAACATCACAGGGTATAACCGATGAAGCGTATGTTAGAATTTATCGTTACGTTGTAGATAGAAACAAAGGTGCATTAGAACTTTATGTGAATGTATTTAAAAATGAAGAAACCGCAAGATTATTAGAAACTAATATTTCTAATCGTATGGGTGCACCAATTCAAGATAGATTCCTTGCAAAAGTTGATGCAATTCCACATTGGCATTCATTACCTATGATAAGAACCGAAGAAGAAATTATTGATGGTAGAGTTTATGAAAAGAAAGTTTCTGATTTTAGTGTATTGGAAGGTGCAGATATATTTGCAAAAGCATATCCTTTGTTAAAAGAAAAGATTGCAGCAGATTTAATTGAAAGAAATGTAATAGCATCTCCATCGGTTTTAGTTGATTGTTAAAATAAAATAATAAAAATGCTTACAAAAGTAACTGATAAAAACTTATTTGGAAAAACTGTAAATGTAGTTTTTACAAACCTTCTTAATTATGATTTACAAAATGATGATTGTACATTAAGATATGAATTAAGATTTAGAGACCCTAATAGAGAGTCCGTAGCAATTCCTGATAATTTGGTTGCAGCCGGAGAATGGAAAGTTCCGGCAAATGTTTTAACTGCATGGAGTGGTAGTAATCATTATTTAGCAGAAAAAATGTGTGAAGAATTTGGGTTTAATGTGGTTGAAGAATTACAATCATAATAAAAAAGTTAATCTTAATATTTATAATTAATTAAAAAAACAAATTATGGCATATACATACGATTGGAAATTAACAGGCCTAAAAAAACAAAGTAGAAATGGTATAGAAGGAGCTGTTGTTCAAACATATTGGAAAGTTATTGCAACTGATGAAGATGGTGATACTGGCGAATTCGTTGGTGGAACACCATTTCCTATAACATCTGTTGATCCAGAAAATTTTACTCCTTACGATGAATTAACCGAAGCAGATGTGCTTGAATGGATTAAAAATTATGTAAGTGGTTCAAATGTATCAACGAATTATTGGGGACATATATCCAATGTAATAGAAAAACAATTAGAGGAAAAGAAATCACCAATAGTTTCAATAGGAGAATTTGAATTCCCTTGGTCAACCGGCTCATTAGCAAGTGGTTCAACTATCCCTTACTAATAACAATTTATAGAAGATTAGAACCCAAATCATAGTTTTAAATGAAATTGTGTTTTGGGTTTTTTCTTTATATTTATATCTGTATTTTTGTAAACAAATACCACTATTAAAAATCAAATCGGAGAAATAAAATGGCAGAAAGAATAGTATCACCTGGTGTATTCACAAGAGAAAATGACCTTTCCTTTATTGCACAAGGAATTGGTGAAATCGGTGGAGCGTTTATTGGACCTTTCAAAGAAGGACCAGCGTTCTTACCTACACTTGTAAGAAGTGCAACGGAGTTTCAAACATTATTTGGAGTTCCTGACGGAACATATTACACAGAAACGGCAGTAGCTAAATACCTTGAAAACGCAAATTCGGCAACAATTGTAAGAGTTGCAGGTATTGGTGGTTATTATCAAACCGCACCTTTAGCTATTATGGCATCCGGTTCTATTGGAAAGAAAATTGTAGCTACACTACATTCAACTAAAGTTGGAGATGAAAAAGTAGGTTTTTCAAGTGCAGTTTTAACAAGTGATGGTAGAGCAGCATATTCTGGATCTTTTGCAATAACTGCACCTTCATTGAGTGGTTCTTTTAGTGCATCCGTATTACCTTCATCTCAAAATGATATTAGAGATGTATTTGGTGAATCTCCATTTGGAAACAAAACTGCATATTCTTATACATATTTTGAAAATATAGCAGCAGAATATGATACCGATGGTGGTGGTGATGAGGGAGTAAAAATTTACGCAATTCAATTACCTACACAAGATTTTACAGTTGATGCAAAAGTAGCATCTACTCCTTGGGTACTTTCACAAAAAGATAATAACAATTTAAGATACGAACTTTTCCGTTTCCATACAATTGGACATGGTAATGTTTATAATAAAAAATTCAAAATTGGTATTTCAAATGTAAAAGCGGCTGGTGAAAACGCATCAACTGATTACGCAACTTTTAATGTAACATTAAGAAAATTTGATGATACCGATAAAAATTCATCAATCATTGAATCTTGGGGTGATGTAAATTTAGACCCAGCATCTCCAAGATATATTGCTAGAGTAATCGGTGATAGAGAATATACAATTGGTAATGATGGTAAAATTACTGAAAATGGATATTATTCAAATAAATCATTGAATATAAGAGTAGAAGTATCTACTCCGGGTTCATTCCCAATATCTGCAGCACCATTTGGACATTCGGCTTACGAAAATCCAATTGTAACAACCAATGTATCAGAAGCAACTTGGGTACCAGCTGTAGTTTTCCAAAGTGGTTCAATTTCTAATACAACTACTAGTGCAAGATATTATTCAGGATTTGATTTTGAATCAACAACTAAATACATAGATAACTATCAATACTTAAAACCAATTCCTGAAGGAGCATTAACTGGTTCAAATGTAATATTTGCATTTGATTCTCAATTGAGCTATCAAATGACAGGTTCTGTTGCGGCTGATATGGTTAAAAGACAATTTATTTTAGGATTCCAGGGTGGATTTGATGGTTTAAACCCAACTGTACCTGTTGCATTAGCAGGAGATGCTGATTGGGGAGCTGCAAACAATCAAGGATTAAAATGTAATGGTTTAACACAATCTGGATCTGTGGGTTATCAAAAAGCAATTAACGCACTTTCTAATCCAGATGAGTACGATATTAATTTAGTATCAACTCCTGGATTAAACTATGAAAATCATCCAGATTTAGTTCAAAAGGTAATTGATATGTGTGAAGATAGACAAGATTGTTTTTACATCGCTGACTTTACTGATTATCAATCTTCAATCACAACAGCAACTGAAAAGGCTAATTCAGTAGATTCAAACTATGTAGGTACTTATTATCCTTGGTTAATTAATAGAGTTGGTAATAAATCAATTATCACTCCACCATCGGTTATAATGCCAGCTGTTTACGCATCTAACGATAGATTTGCAGCAGAATGGTTCGCACCAGCGGGTTTGAATAGAGGTGGATTAACTGCATTTGGAGCTGAAAGTTTAAGAAATATACTTACACACGCTGAAAGAGATATACTTTATGAAAACAAAGTAAATCCTATTGCAAAATTCCCAAATCAAGGTATTGTAGCGTTTGGACAAAAAACATTGCAAGATAAGGCATCGGCATTGGATAGAATCAATGTAAGAAGATTATTAATTAACATTAAGAAATTCGTAGCATCTACATCTCGTTATTTAGTGTTTGAACAAAATACTACTGATACTAGAGCTAGATTTATCAATACCGTAACACCTTATTTGGAATCAATTCAACAAAGACAAGGATTATACGCTTTCAATGTTGTAATGGACGATTCAAATAATACACCGGATGTGATTGACAGAAACATATTAGCAGGAGCAATCTTCCTTCAACCAGCTAGAACTGCGGAATTCATCGTAATTGATTTCAACATTCTACCAACTGGAGCAAGTTTTGGAGCATAATATGAAAACAAACTAAATAGATATTTATTAATATAAATTAAAAGGAAAGAAACATGGCAGACGAATTAATATTACCGTATCAACAGATGACGTTTACGAACTTCGAACCAAAAATGCAAAACCGTTATTATATGGAGATTGCAGAAGTTGGTATCCCAGCGTATATGGTAAAAACAGCAAATAGACCTGAAATTCAATTTGAAACAATCAAAATTGAACATATTAACACATATAGAAAGTTAAAAGGTAAAGGTGAATGGCAAGATTTAACAATTACGTTGTATGACCCAATCGTTCCTTCAGCGGCACAATTGGTAATGGAGTGGGTACGTTTATCTCATGAATCTATTACTGGTAGAGATGGATATGGTGAATTTTACAAAAAGAATATTAATTTCTATTTGTTAGGTCCAGTAGGTGATAAGATTGAAAAATGGACTCTTTATGGAGCATTCATTTCAAGAGCATCATTTGGTGAATTAGATTTTTCTTCAACAAATGAGCCAGTATCAATTGAATTAACACTTACTTACGATTACGCTGTACTTGAATACTAATATTCAAACAAATATAAAAAAAGGGATACCCAAAAAGTATCCCTTTTTTATTTTCAATTTTTTTAATTTAATGTATTTATATATATAAACTAAATAAACAAAGTTATGAGTGAAAAACAATTTGATTTTCCAACGGAAGTATTAGACCTTCCATCAAGAGGAAAACTATATCCAAAAGAAAATCCTCTATCTTCGGGCCGTATAACAATAAAATATATGACGGCAAAAGAAGAAGATATTCTTTCATCTGCAAATCTTATTAGAAAAGGGATTGTATTAGATAAACTTTTTGAATCAATTATTGTTGATAATATTAATATTGATGATATTTTATTGGGAGATAAGAACGCAATTGTATTGGCTACAAGAGTATTGGGATATGGTGCAGAGTACAAAGCATCATTCTTTTCCGCAAAACTTGGTAAGAATATAGAATTTGATGTAGACTTATCAAAACTAAAAACAAAAGATGTAGATTTTTCATTATTTGAACATAAAAATGAATTTGAATTTACTCTACCTTCAAATGGTAAAAAGATTACATTTAAACTTCTTACACATGGTGATGAGAAGTTGATTGATAAAGATATACAGGCTTTAGAAAAATTAAATAAAGATGGTTCTTTTGAAATCACTACTAGATTAAGATATATGATTAAGAGTGTAGATGGTAATACTGAATTAGGTAAGATTAATAAATTTATCAATAACGAATTTTTAGCTAGAGATAGCAGAGCATTTAGAGAATATGTTAAAAAAATCTCTCCAGATATGAATATGACTTATGAGTATGTTCATGATGATGGAGAAACGGAGGTAGCGCCCATTGTGATGGGCGTGAACTTTTTTTGGCCTTCCGAAGAATCATAGTTATAATTTACACACTCAAATCTTTGAGATGGTTGAATATAGTAATGGTTTTACAATGATGGAACTATATAAAATGCCAACATATTTGAGAATGTTTTATTATAATAAATTGATAGAAACTAAAAAAAGAGAAGCTGAAGAGAATAAAAAAGCACAAAGGTCTTCAAATGCTAGTAAAGTTAGGATTAAACGATAATCCTAACTTTTTCTTTTTATAGATATTTATAGTTTGAATAAGTGTAAATAATATAAAATGGCAAAGAAATACAAAATATCAGAAAGTAACATAATGGAATTTTGGGGATTGTTTACGAGTAAGAAAGCACCACAAAAACTCCAACAAGTAATAGATAATGATCCTGTATTAAGTAAATTACAGGATGA